AAGAAAATGCAGCCTCGAAAACAGGAAAGGTGATTTTCCCCTCGCTGCCAAGTTTTTTAACCTTGTCGGCGGTAACGCCCATCTGCTTTGCTAGGGCTTCAATGATCGGTACGCCTGCCTCGATGAATTGATTGATGTCCTCGGCAAACAAGGTGCCCGCTACTTTGGCCTTGCCGTAAAGCACTCCAAGTTCTTCCAGTGGCTTGCCCGATTGCGCCGATGCGTTGCCGACTTCAAGAATCTTCGCCTCAACTTCACCTAAACCGATACCAAAAGCAAGCAACTTTTTACCAACAGATTCAACCTCGTAATTCTCAAAGGGTGTGGTATTGGCTATCTTATTGAATTGGTCTAGAGTTTGCTTTGCCGCTTGGGCGGATCCTGTAAACACCTCTAATTGCAGAGATGTCGTTTCGTACGCTTTGGCAAGGTCAATAGAACGATTTGCAAGCATTCCAACTGCACCCGCCGCCAAGGCGGAAGCAATGCCCCCAAAGGAAGTCAACATGCTTCCGCTTGACTTTGCCGCATTGCCTACGGAATCAATGCCCTTAGCCGCTGGGGTGGTCGCCTGTGGCATCTTGGCAATCGTTGATTCCATTCGTGCCACTGCCGCCGTCATTTGCGCTACGCTTGCCGCAAAGGCTTTTTCGCCCGATAGCCCAACGTGTAATTCCAGGTCTTCCGTCATGGTGCCAATTTACGGAAAATGGGCGCAACAAAAAGCCCCGCTAACTTAGAGCGGGGCGGTGTACAAAAAGGAAAGAACGTATAGGAAAACAAGTTACTGAGGTGCGGAATTGATTTCAGTCAGCTTGTCGGCGATTGCGCCCACGGCGTTACCCAAAAACAGGTAGGTTTTCATTGGATATTCTGATTGATGCGAATTGCGTAATTGATCCCATGGCACGTTTGGCGAACGGTTCCGTCCTCTACCGCTTGCGCAATCTCTGCGTAAGCGTAATCGATAGGAAAGCCTTTGGGAGCCATAGCCAAAGCAAGGCCAAGGCGATCCATTGAGCCGTTTTTTGTTGCCCTGAGAATGGTAACAATTGTCGGGTGCTTTTCCATTGGATTCTGATTTTGAGGTGATGCCCGAAGGGCAGGGATTATGCAAGCGTGTGTGAAGATATGGCGTACTTGATCACAATATTATTAATTACGGGGCCAGTGCAAGATGTCTTTTTCCATGCTTCATAACCAAAGGTGCGGGAATAGTCAATGCCATTCAAAATGATTTGCGGCAAAGTGGCGTAAATGCCATTGGGAGTGATTGCAACACCAACTGCGGCAAGTTCTGCGATGATTGTTTCTTTTGTAATCGTTTCCATATTCATTTCCTTTTGATGTTGCTGTAAAGATACACATAGATTACAGGAATACAATAGGCAAACGAAAATATTTTGAAAATAATTTTCAGAAAGAAAAAACCCGCCTTGGGTGGCGGGTTGGGAGTTGTCAAAAACTGCTAAAGATATGGAAATCTTAAAACTGCGAAGTGCTGCAAACTTACTCAATTCGCAGCACTTTCCGCATGAGCGCCCAAGAAAAAGAGACGCCGACGGGTTGCGTCTGCCAAAATCTGCCCAATATGTCGGTGTAGCCTGATTGTGGGGCGGTGTAGGGGCGGGGCTGCGTGATTGATGCCAGTGGTGAACACAAAGTATCTATGCTTACGATTGGAGCCAGCGCGGGCCATCCTGTGCCGAATCCAGGGACATACTGCACCGATACCGCCGCCGCCGTATCGCGGCACAAGGTCAGGAGCGTAAACCCTGTGTAGTTGTGGCATAATTCGCCAAAGATTGCCGCTGCCGGAATCAGATAAAAACAGGTGTCCAGTAAAACTAAGCTGCACGAATCGCGCAAGATTGCATTTATCCATCCTTCATCACCGCCAACGAGAATGCAGCCATCTACGAGAAATATCGTGCATGTTGCAGATGTCGCACACGTACCGCAGGCGGGCACGTAGCACAATAGATCGTTTCCGGTCGCTGTGGTGTCTTGCAGTGGTGGCCAAGGTGGTCCGGGTGGGATCGTGTCGGCGCTGCATTGTGCATCGACTGAGCAAGCCAAAGCCATCAGGAGCGAAACGAGAAAACCAATGATCAAAATGCGAAGGGTTGCCATACGCCGTTGTCTTTTTGTAAAATTGTACGCTGTCCGGTCGTGAGTACTTGAGCGGAATTTACCCCGTTAGTGCCTGAGACGTTTCCGAGACTTACCGTAGGCCCGGTGGTCATCGAATTTTTGATGATGATGGTTTGCGTGTCGGAACCACCCAAAATATAGGAAAGGGTGCAATTCGTTTCAGCGCCATTCACCCCAAGCGTAAGCACTCCCATTCCGGCGGTTACGGTTGCGGCAGCTGTGCCATCTACTTCGACTGTTAGTGCGTAGCTATTTGCGGCGGATCCTGTGCCAATTGCAGCGGTGATTTCTGCGACATTTGCCACGTTGGCGGCTGTGTAGCCAGTACCAAATGCAGTTATAGCCGCTGCAAAATTGGTGGTTGCGGTCGCAATTGGCTCAGGTACGGGCATGAAATAAGTGCCAATCAAATACCTGCCATTACCGCCCAATTCATCAATGTATGCGGAAATGTTGCCGCCGCCTGCTGTAATTGTGATGCTGCCTTGGGCCAGCGTTTCCGCTCCGACTTCGATGACATCCACAAGGCCAGCATTTGCCAGCACGGTCCCAAGCCCTGCGGAGCTATCCACATACTGCGTATTCCTGGTCATCGTGCTCGTGCCATCATCAGGCACAAGCGCAAGTGAGCGCCATGCACTTTCCCGCCAAATCAGCAAGGCAGTGTGGGCAAGCGTGGACATTGCCCACCGCCCGCCCTTGGGTGCGATGTTGTCTACGGATGTCAATGTAACGGCACGTGCCGCCGACACGATGGAAACGAAAAGCAAATCCCCATCGGCAAACATGCCCGAGGATGCGCCGCTAATCGTATCGCAGTCGTCGGCTTGCGTCAGTCCTTCCGTGTCGATCTTGACATAGGTCATTCGTCCCTGCCTTGCGGAAATCGTCGCTACACCGCCCGCAAGTGTCGAAGTCTGCCAAGTGGCTACACCTGTGAAGGATGCGCCATTTGAATTCAAGGCAGCGTCGAGCATTGCCTGTGTGACGAAATCGCCCGCTGCAATCGCGTCCAGTAATGCCGCTTGGGCTGGTGTGAGTGAGTAGATCATATCAGTTTCCACCCCCGCTTGGTGCCTGTGCAATCACGTCGGTAGCTACCGGCAGGGTGAATATTGTTGTTTGTCGGGCTGTGAACGCAATCGATGCGCCCGCCATGACTTCGCCGAAGCTGGGCCTTTGGTGGTCCAGGGGCGCAAATTCCAATATGCTATTCATTGAGAATGTCGAGGGAGACAAACCGTAGCCGTCAAAGGTTGGCGTCCAGATAAACAAGCCCGCCCGCACTGTGATTTCAACTGTCCATCGGTCGTAATTCACGAAGATGTCGAGCAGTCGCAGTTTTTCTAAGGTTTGCGGGTTGTCCAGATTGACGGAAAAATCAATCCTATACCCTGTTGTTTTCACTACGGCGGCAGCGTTTCCGCCCACCGTAACCGACACTTCAGGGGACTTCGGATTGGCGATCACCACCGACCGAATCTCATAGGAATCAAAATAGAGGCTATTGGTTGACACGCCAAACGCTGTGAATGTCTGCACGTTTCCGGCAGCATTCTTGAAGCGCAGCTGTATGAATTGATCGACCATTGAGGCAAAGATAGGAAGCTGTGAACCAAATGCAAATTAGCCCCATTGGGTTGCCATTGCCTGGGCGATGCCGGGAAATGTTTTGCTTCTTGTTTCTGAAAAATCCTTGGACGCCTTACCCCCCCCAAAGCCTTTAGCCTGGGCACACCAAAGCGGTTGCCGTTTTATTTTGCCTTCGGACTCCCACTCGAAAAATTCCCCCTTGTCTGTGTGGGTGACCTTTTCGTCAAACAGATTGGGCTGCGAGTTATGATAAAGCCTTGGAAGGCCAAACAACCAAAGGCATGTAGTTTTCTGGAATGGATCGCCGAAATAATATGGCTGAATAATTTGGGGCCTGGGCAATCTGATATCCGTATTCATTGCGCCCATCGGATTTTCCATATACACCTTTGGACATTTCGAGATAGCAAGCAGCCAAAGATTCATTGTCCATTCAACTGCATTAATGCGCTCTTGGTGGCGTGGTTTTCCGGGCGCATACGTCCTGTTTCCGCTTAGTGTCATCTTGGTGCATACCGGGTGTAGTCCAATGAAATCCCACTGCCTACTGTTGATCGCCTCAATGACATCTCCTTTGATGTGCCATTCCGGATTCCCTCCGCTGCAATCTTTGAGGTCGCAGGAATACGCCTCATGCCCCATGCAGCGAAATTCCTTAGTTACTGCCTGACTTTCTTCGCAACCGATTAGAACCTTCATGCCTGCCGCCCCATCAAATCAATGCAATCCGAGACATTCCCGGAAATCCTGCGAAGTGCGAGGAATCCTTCAAGGGTCAAGTTTCTTTCGGTGTGCAAGACCTCAACCTCGGAGGTAGTGGCAATTCCATCAAACCCAAGGGCGCGACACAGTGCAACGAAAGTCCACACAGACATGCGCCGTGTGCGCGTTTGGCCCATTGTGCGGGTCAATACGTTGGGATGCACTCCGATTGCTTTCGCGGCCTTGGCGATGCTTCCAAATGGGCCTGGATCACTCATAATGGCATTGTATAGGCCGTCAATTGCCTCGGTGGCAATTCTGTGGTCGCGCTCCTGTGGCGTAAGGGTGTGGATTGGTTTTTGGTCGGTCATTTGATTCCCCCGTTGTATTGCTCAATGTATTCCGCTGCCTTTACGGCGAGCCCAAAGCTAGGCGGTGATTCTGCCCGCTCTAGTCGTGCGTAATGGGCTCTTGTGATTCCCAAGTCTCGGGCGATATCCTTTTGCAGCAATCCTGCCGCCTGCCGGAAATCCCTGAGCTGCTGACTGAAATCACTTGGTGCAAGCCCTTTGATACGCTTGCTCGACCCGGGCAAATGCACAATGCGGTTACGTTCGGTGATGCACCCAAGCTTTGCAATGGCTTGTTGCAGCGACAAACGCAAATCGGATGATGGAATGACCACGTCCCATTGAAGGATATGGTTTTGCTTAATGATTGAGGTTATGATTTTGTAGCCCCTTGGAATGTCGCCGCCCCAATGGAAGATTTGGGCAGGCATCCCGCCTGCGTACACGCATTGATTTCCGGTTGATCCGGTTGATGCAACCTGACAAATCACACCATCGGCGGTGTATTCAGCCCACCGCCTGCCAGGAATGGCGAGATGATTGTAGGTTGCAATTGGCTCGTATTGCATCCCATTCCACCTTTCTAGGCGGTATTTCTTTGTAGCGCTCATTTGCTGCCCCCTTTCGGTTCAATGCCTACCGATTTCAAGAACTTGGGGGAATATTTGCCCCGCTCTTTTCCGCAAACAGTGCAAGATTTCAGGCCGTTGCCGTGGTCATGCCAATCGTGAAACTTGGCGGGCTTGTCCTCATTCAGGCAGTCGGCCTTCCCTACTGTGTCGTAGGTAAAATGTACTGCCCGCGATACGATGAAGGTTTTCCCGCATCCTCTGCACTCCTTTTCGGTAGTGCCTTCTAATTCGCATCCCTCCCAGTCATCATAATGCCGCACGATGTTTTCGTGCTGACAATAGGGGCACGGTGGGTAGGTGTCGGGGGTTGGTTGATAGCTCATTTCAGTGTCCCTTTCGCATAGTTGACCAAGGCCAGGAACTCAGTTAGTCCGTCTGCTGTGCCTGTAAATTCGGGGATGCTCAGGGTGTTGTTGGGGTTGGTGCGAATGCCCGCTAATTTACACTGTGCATTCAGCTCGGCAACAACCGCAAAGCGGTCATTCGTTCGGTTTGTGATATCTTGCAGAGACGTTGCCTTGTCTCGTGGCGCAAAATCCCAAACCGTCTGTCTGTGCATTTCGGCCATTTTTTGAATCAGCAAATCAAGCCTTTTCAACTCCGCCACCAACTCGGCGGCGGTCATTGCGGATAGTGTGGTGCTCATGGTTGAAACTCAAATTTGGTGACCATTTCGCGTAGCTGCTGCATGGTTTTCGGGTGATCTTTTCGGTCGTGAATTTGGTGAACGATCGGGGACTTGATGCCGCACACCCGATAGGTTTGGTCGTATAGTGAATCCGTGTGAACAATTATTTCAATATCGCCATTAGATAGTCGTGCGGTGCAACCGTAGACTTCAACAAACTCCCACCCATCGGCGGCAAGCGTTTCGGCGGTGATTAGGTCTTCTTTCATAACTCATTTGGGTTTTGATACACCGCAAATATAAACATATTTCGCAGAAACAAAAAAGGGCGAGAACATTTCTGCTCTCGCCCGCACAAAACCCAAATGAGCCGATTAGCTTATGCGCCAAGCCACGCGTGCCAGCCAGTCGCCAGTGTGCCGCTTCCCCAGTTGGGAATCTGCGCGTTGGTCAGTGCTGCCACGTCAATTGCGTAGATTGCGAGCACCGTAGCAGGCACAACCGTAGCAGTAGGCAGTGTGATTGTTGGAGCTGCAAACGTGGTGCCGTTGGCGGTGTTTTGGCGCACTCCGTTCACGGAAATGTAAGCGAAACGCTGATCGATGCCAGTGGCTGCGGTGTTGAAAACGAACGTCGTGGGCGTGGTTGCCGACGTGTAGGAGTTGTTTCCTGTGCCGACATCCAAGGTAGTGCCTGGGATTGATCCATTGAGCACAGTGGCATTGTCTGCCCACTCTTCCCAAACAAACGTCTTGTTGCCTTGCAATTCGATGACATCCCCGTCGCTGCGGTCGGTGTAGAAAGTGATTTCCTGCGATGTCACGCCGTCTGGGGTATATCCAGGCAGCTTGTCGATCATCACGCACAGATTCAGGAGCAACGATGTGCGCATCAGCACAGGAGCGCCACCACCGACGGGAACACCGAACCCGTAAATGAGCATGTGGCCTTTTTTGCCGTATTTCACGGTACTGTGAATCATTGCGGGCTGCGTGGTTGGGCTTTGGCCGATTGCCGCATAGAATGCGCTCAGGGCGTTGCCCAAGAGCGTGATTGCGAAGGGCTCGATCTTCACACCGTCGGTGTAGCTGATTGGGCTCTTTCCACCACTCAACATCACGTTGTCCACGGCATTGATTGGAGCCTTCACAATGTCGGGCATGTCGATCTGTGTGCAGAATGGTCCACCCGATTTAATGTCGGTGCCCGCTGCATTGAGGATACCCGCTATTGGAAACGAGCCACCGGCGGGTTGCTCAGGAATCCAAACCATTACCGTTTTGTCGCCGTGGCGTACCGCCCTTTGGTCGGCGGTTTGAACTGCTGGAATTGTACCTGCCATTTTCTATTGGATTAGATAATTGTTCTTGAATGTAAGGGTAAAAGTAACCACCATTTCGCGGACTTGCTCATTTTTCACCGAATCCGTGTACATGGTGCTGGTTTCACTTGCAAAGTCGCTCAGTCCAAACTTTCCAACGTGCGCGGAAATGTAGGCATCGCCTTTGTAGGTGAAATCAAAAGTAGCCTCGCTCCAGCGCATCGCGCTAAAGGTTGCCATGATGATCGAAAATTGCTGATCTGCCTGGGCGTAGTATTGCCCGCCTGCTGCCTTTACGCCAATCGTTACGCGTCCTCGTTGCTCCCATGCTTGGCACCCTACGGATTTTTGCTTGGATAGTCCCAAATTGGAAACGTAGATAATTGGCTTGTTTCCCTTGGTTGCAAGGTTCGGTATGAGCTGGGAAACGTCAAACGCCGGGGATCCTGCTTTCTGCAAAACCACCGATTCGGCCATTCCCTGAAATAGCTCTTTCAGGTCGTTTACCCAGTTAATGTCCTCGATGTAGCCCCGGCCGCTTGTGGCGGTCGAAACGTAGGCGAACCGGAAAACAAAGCCGTAGATGGCAATCGGCGGTGCTCCGGCACTAGTTCTGGTGTAGCGCACTTGGATATAAAGCGCATTGTTGGCCGTGGCCGTGAATGCAGCGACGGCAGCACTGTTAAGCGTCGCCCATGCAGTCCATGTACTGCCATCTGTTGACGTGCGCCATTCTACGGTGTAGGTTTCCCCATTATCCACAACGAATTTCGCAAACGAAACGCCCGCCGATACCTGCTCGATGAATTCAAACGAAAAAGTAATCGTGTCGCCATTGGTTGCCAGGGTTGCAAGCTGCCCGCCTGTGACCAAAGACAAGTTTCCCGCCTGATAATCTCGGTAGGTGGTGGCTCCGTTGTAGTTGTTTACAAGGAAGTTCATCCTGTGGCCTTTGGTGTGTAGTCAACAGGAGGGAATGGGTTTTCGTACTTGTAGCGCCCGCCCGCCTGAATCACAGCCACGGCACGCTTTACCTCGCCCATGATTGCCTCATCGACCTCAGATTTTACCCGGTCAATTGTGAGCTGCGTAAAGGAATTGCCGAAGCGTCTTTGCACACGGTCAGAAACTTCCTCGGCATACGGTGCAACGGACAAATTCGGGGATAGGCGAATCAAATTGGGTTCGCGCTCATACAAACCCGCCTCATTGTAGGATCTCCGAAGTTGTGCCGTGATGATTCCCACGGGGTCAAAATTTAACTCTTGGGCCAACATCGAAGTCTTGAAGAACTCCAAGGCGTCTTGGGCCAACATACCGAAAGGCCCAAACGCACGAAGCAACTCCATGCCGGAATCGTTCTTGCGCCTTGCCTTGGTATCGTTAACCGTGACTTTCATCAGATACGGCGGTAAAAAACGAGATCGAACTCAGCGGCATTTGCCCCGCTGTTGGTGATGGCCACGGTGGTCGTGCATCCGCCGGCGGCAATGTAGCCGTTTTGGACTTCGGCGCCACCTCCATCGACCGCGACACTAAATGTTTGCGTAGCCAGTGGTTCACCAGCTGCGAACCGCGCTGCAATCAGGTAAGAGGATTGCCCTGCGCCTGCGGTATTGTTGGGCGTGAGGGTTTCGGTTGCGCCTGCTGCAACGGTGATGCAGTTGTCTTGCGCTTCCAGTACATCAAATGCCGCAAGCGAAATGCCCGTAACTTTCAGGCTGTTGGATGCAGCCCCGCTGTCGGGAATAATGGTGGCGGTGATCGAAAGGCTAACTTGTTTTGACATTTATGCTTTGATTACTTCGGTTGATACTACCAAGGTTTGTGCCCAAGGTGGTGAGAGGTTGATTTTACCCCAATGCCCAATGCACTGCCTTTGGAGGGCTTCGATTCTGCGGTCCAGGTTGCCGCGCTCGGAATCGCGCCCGGTTTCGGAGGGCACGAAGTTGAGGTTATCGCGCCAAGTTTGTAGCCACAAGGACTGTGCATAGGTCATCATGGCATATTTCGCAGCCTGATAGACTTCATTTGAGAGCGTGGCCACAACGTAGCCAGCATTTACAAGAATGGTTGTCGCTTCATCAAATGCCACCGTGGCGGGGTTTGCAATCGAATCGGCGGCTATCCGTGCATCCATCGTGTCAGCGTCCCACATGCCAAGCTGCGCGGCGGAGTCGGGCCCAAGCCATTGCGCCATTTGCGTACCTGTATGCTGCGTGAGTGCTGCCATTGTGTTTTGAAAAAAGCCCTGCCTGATTTAGGGGCAGGGCTTTTGCTTTTGTGGGTGAACCTGGGTTAGAGGTCGATTTGGAACAATGTGCCGTCGTAAACAGCCGTGTAGATTTTCCCAACAACCAAATTTCCCGCCCCAAGTGCTGTAATGCCATCAGAGCCTTTCCTGAGCGCCTTATTTCCCAATGTGTTGAGGTTGATGGTTGATGCTCCTGTGTTGGTGTTGGCAACACTGAACTGGATGCGCATCCCGACGACATACGCTGTTGGTGCAGGCGTCAACGTAGCCGCATAGGTATCTGTGCCAGTTGCGGCAGCGTACCAAATCGGCTGAAAGTTCTCGTAAACGGCCTCGGTGGATGGATACAAGGTGTCATTGCGAGTTGCAAATGTCGTCGCCTTGTTGGTCAGCACTTCCGAGCCGCTTTCGGCTGCATCGGTTGTCAGCGAAGCAACAATGCTTGCGAAGCTGCCGGAAAGCTGCCATCTTTCAGCAATGACATTTCCGTTGCGCTGCATACCAACAACAACAATACAGGCGCTGGAGTCATCTCCAGCGGTGAGTGGGTATGGCGGCTCCAAAAGCATATCGCGATCAATGCCGCGAATGTCGGACGCGACAGTTACCCCGTCAACTTTTGTGCGTGTTACCGTGATCATGGCTTCACCTCCTTCTTTCCTTCGGCTTTCGCATCAGATTTGGATTCCACCTCAGCGGCAACCTCATCCTTTTTAGGGGATTCGGATGCCACGGTAACTTTTGCATTTTCAAGCACTTCAAGCGCTTTGTATGTTCCTTTGATCATCTTGCTTTGCTCTCGGTTATGCCAGGACGGCGATTTCAAATTGCTCTTCGTTGGTCAGGAAGTTGTAACCCTCGCGACCTCCCACCTTGCGGCTGTTGGTTTCTGGGTCTTCCCAGCTGCGAATGTCCAGGCTCTTGAAAAGCCCGAAACGATTCTTGCGGTAAGGCAACACCATCACGGCTTTCACAGCACCGGCAAGCCCAAGGGCGTCGGCGACATTTTCCGTGTAGACGCGGGTGATTGGATAGCTGACCTGCACCGTGCCAAATGGAACGTTGTTGGTCTGGAGGAATTGCGCCTCGATGTCGCCGCGAAGGGACTCGTTTGCAATCAAAACGGTTTGGGTGTTACCATTGAGATTGAAGCCCTTGCCCTTGTTGCGCTGAATGAGTGTCCGTCGCGCCTTGTTCAGCGTCTTGATGATGCTGGAGCCAGTGAAGGCAGTCGTGTAACCTGCTGCATCAGCGGCCACGATTCCGGCTTGAATGTTCACCGTCGCTTCGGATGTCTTGGTGACTTCGGATGCAATGCGGATGGCGATGATGATGTTGTTGACAGTCGTGAGTGGATCTTTTTTCAAGATTTCCTCACTTGCTGCAACGCCGCCACCGTAGTAAATGGCTTCGATGTTTTCCCAAGTGGACTTCATGAAGTCGCCAAATGGGAGCTTGTCGTTTGCCGATTTGAGGCGCTTGAAGGAAACGAGATTTTTGACATCGGCAAGGCTCATGGCCATGCTATCAGTCACGGTGTCGGTCATGTAGACCATCATCCAGTAATCGTCAATGTCATCCTCGTTAAACATGTTGCGGAACTCAACCACGGTCCGAGGCATCATCGGCATCACCGAAGAGGTCACGCCCTTTGACCCATCGGACACGCCGAAGGCTTTTTTGAGCGGGTCGGTCATGCGGTTGTTGCGCATGTCGTTGGTTGTGTTCAGCACCTCCTGAAGGTCTTTCACGACTTCCAAGAATGCAGGATCGTTTTCGTTTTGAAGGCCTTTCAGGAAGCCGTCGAGAATCTTCTTTGCAGCGGCCTCATTGGTGATGGACTTGGTGCAAATGGATTCCACAAAGCCATCTTTCCAGCTTTGGTAGGCTTCGCGCTGTGATTGTGTTGCAAATGCGTGCATTGTTCTTGTCTCCTTCGATTAGTTAGGGCGAAGCATGATTTTGACCCATTTAGCGGCGAATGGGTCGCCGAGTGCTGGGGTTGTGATGGTTTCGGACGTGGTGGACACGTTGTCGTATGGCAACAGATACCCAGCCTTTTTGTGGGTCGATGCGGTCGTGGTCAAGCGGTCATTCGTGACATCCCAATACAGGGTACCGCCAATGGTCAAACTGTCCGAAGACAGTACAGGCAACTTGACGGCGCATTCGGTCAGGTAGTTGCCCACCCGGCCATCGAAGGTGTCAGACTCCAAGACGCAAACCTGATCGCCAATCACCAAGACCGTACCGCCACACACAACGCGCTGGGCGTCGTCGTTCATGTCGAGGTAGGAACTGCGGAGCTGTGAGCCTGCAACGATTGCAGAATAGTCCACAGTTGCGCCAAGCGAACGCATGCCCTCTTGGAAGGCTTCAATTTGCCAGCTTGCATCGTATTTTCCGAAACGCGCCGAATTCGGGCGTTCGCATCCATTTGCATTCATCAGAGAAGCGTATTTTTGAAGTTTTCAGATTGCTTTTCGGTTTTCGTGATCCTGCCATTCTCGCTTCCGAATTGCTCGGAGGCTTTTTCGGCAAGTGCTTTGAGTTGATCGAAGGGCAAAGCCTTGATCTGCTCGATAGTGAGGGCAGCTTTGCCCATGTCTTTCTGCGAATTCAAGACATCAGTCTCGAACGGTTCGCGAATTTTGTCGTTGGCCGCTTTCAGGGCGGCGATTTCGTCGGTGGCGGTTTTCAACTTGGCATCCACATCGGCCTTAGCCGCTTCGAGTGCTTTCACGGCCTCATTGACCGCTGATGCATCGATCTTGATGCTGTCGCCGTCCTGCTTTGCCGTGATGTCGAATTCCTTGCCGCCTACATGAATTGATTTCGATGCGGTCATATTGACAATTTTAGATTTATCTTTTTGCTCAGGTCCATGGCTTTTAAACATTGCCACGGGTTGCGCACCTTTTGGAACCACGGAAATCTCCCTGAGCGCCGTGCGGTCGGGTTGATCTGTCGGCACGTACCATTGCCATAATTGGCGCGATCCTTCTGGGCCTTCGGTCATGCGGCGAAGGTGCCCACTGAATCCGACCGAGAGGCACTTAATGCGTCCCTTTGCAACTTCGCCCGAAATGGACACTTCAGGCTGCTTTGGCAACTTCATTGCATCGTTGATCCAAATCAAGCCAGTCAACTTATGCCCTGTGGCGGTCGGCTCAACTTTGGCAGTCAACACGTAGCCGATTGGGTTTTCGTAATCGTGCATCCACAGGCCAATAACCTTGCCTGCCATAACGTCACGGGCAAAGATGGAAAGCACGGCGACATCGAAAAAGTCATCGTGATAATCCGGCTCTGTATCGCAAAAATCGGCTGGAAAGATGCTGCCACCCTCAATATCTACGCCATGCGTAGGGATAGACACACCCTTATCAGGCAACGCAGCAAGGTCCAGCGCCTTGCCAAAAGTGACATCGCGGCGGTGGAAGTAATCGGCATACCCCTCGGCAAATGGATTTCCTTGCGCTTGCATGGGGCAATAATAGGAAATATTACAGCGAATGGCAAAAATATTACCACAACAAAAAAGCCGCCCCCTTTTGGAGAGCGGCTTGGGTTAGGCGGAATCTTGCCTAAACCGCCTGTTTTTTGCGTAATTCGACAACTCTTTTCATATCGACATGAATAGTTAGCCCGATTCGGCCATCAAAAGGCGTGAAATCGGTAACGCTTGAGTGGTACGCATCAAGGTTTTTGAGGTTGGGCAATCCAGCCAACGGGGACACGTCCTTTACTGACTTTGGAAGGTGGATTGTCCTCAATTCCATGAGGCTTGACAATGGGCTCAAGTCAGTAACATCCGTATTCCAAAGAATCAAATCAGTCAACCAAGGCAGTTGGCTAATTTCGTTTGGAATTTCTTTGATTCCTGTACCCGACAAGTCAAGCGTTTTTTGCTTCCTGTCAATGGCATTTTCAATTCTTTCAATTGCAGTCATCTTGTGCAAGATTTTTAGTTGTGCCCTGCCTGATTGGAAGGGCTTGCACAAAGATACATATTATTTTGAAGAATCAAACAGTAATTCCCTTCGGCAAACGATAAACAGGCGTCTTGTTGCACAGGCAATTTGGGTGCGTGTCGGCGGTAATGCTTGGGACGTTGTCGATGCTGTAATATCCCATATTACTGCGGGCAATTCCTGCACAAATCGGGCAAGCATTGATCGAGGCGTTCCACTTGACAAAGGAAATTCCGTTTTCCTTGTATTGGGCAGTCGATGATTTGTCGATTGCCATCGCCATTTCTGTACGAATTAACCTCCGGACACGATACAGCCCGCCGCTTCCCACGTAGGCATTCAGTTCGTTTGCAAGCTGCATGGCGGGCACGTTGGCGCGGGCACCGTTCACGATGAGCTGTTGAATCTTGGGTAGCATTTCCTTGGTGATCGAATCGCGCACGAGGTTGAACCCATCGCGCTCCAGCTTTTCAATCCAGGCAGTGCGGGAATCGAATAGCATTGGTCCAGACGGCCTGGGTGCGCCGCGCTGCATTGCCTTGGGTAGCTTCTCCCATTGGCGGGTGACGTTGCCGAATGCCCACTTTGCAGCCTCATTGATCATTCCACGATAGCCGATACCCAAGGGGCTACCATCGCCCGTAGATAGCGCCTCCCATATTCCGGCGGCTGCAAAGATTCGGTTTGCATTCGTTTCTCCCAGGACCTCAATAAATGCGCGGCGGATCCCTGCAATTGCGTTGCCGTGAAATGCGGCCTTTTCGCCTGAGTAGGCGGGCAAAGGATGACAGTCGCAACCGTGATGCGCTTCAGGGTTTTCGAGTGCCTTGATTTGGGTGCGGTCAATGCTGGCAAACATGGGCAACTGCATGAGCGCCTCAAAGAAATCGATTTGCAAAACTGCGTGGCCTTCGACGGCCTTTCGTGCGATGTCCTCGGATTGCCCGCCTATCCTCATTCGGCGGTCTGTGTTCAATTGGGCGTAGTGTGCGGGTGTCAGCATTGATCAAAGGTAAAGCAAAACCCCGAAAGATTGCGCTTTCGGGGTTAGGCTGTGGTTCAATTGCTGGGGGTGAATTGTTAGGATTCCACCTTGCCCGCTGCCAGCTTTACGAGTGCGGTCATCAGAATTGATGCGTTGTTATCAATTGCGTCTCCTGACTTCACTACAAGGCTTATTTCATCCTTGCTTGGGTCAAACCTGTACTTGTAGCCGCGCCAAAAGAAATCAACCGTATCGTTGTCGTGGTTGACTTCTCCGGTCAACTCTTCCGAACATGGCAGGATTGATTTCAGGAAAGTGATTGCGTTTTCTTGCCTGATTTCGGCAGACTGATCGGGCTGTGCCCATTTTTCGGGAATAGTCGGAATGGGATTGGGCGCAACTTCACTGCCTTTGGCCTTCGCCCTGTGGCGTTCACAGGCGATTTGGGCACCTACAAGGGCGGCGTGAATATGGGTGCCATTATCTTCAGCCTCTATCCATCCGCCATTCCCTCGGCGCTGTGAGTAGAAATAGCCGCCCGCTTCAACAACTCTATAATCTCCCTCGGGGACTAAGATACGATGCCCGTCCCCTCCTATTTTAGTCCACTCGGGCGAAACGAGTGATTGCTCGGGCGTTGCTTCCTTGGCATTACTCAGCGCGGCAAGGTTAGAGACAAGCCATTGATGGAAGGTGGACAAAGATTCTGAATTCCAATGTTCGCGGTGGTCCGGTGCCGAAAACACCCACGAAATAGGGCTATGCGAACTGTAAACAATAACAGCAGGTATGCCGGCATGTTTCCAATGCTGATTGTGAAGTCGCCACCCATGCGCGGCAAGCACTTCCTGCGGCGTTGGCTCCTTGTGTTGCTGTGCTGCCTCCGTGGTCTTCCTGAATGCCTCTCCGCTGCCTCCGCTGTCTCCGCCCAAGTGCTCATTATACTCAGGGTCAACATTGATGTCAGGGACAGGGGTTTGCAATTCAAGCGTCACACTCGGCGACATGATCCAATCAAGGTAGTGTTGCGCGTCCTTTACTTGGTAAATTGGGTTCTTGCCGTTTTCATTTGCGACTGCCAATCTCAGGCATTCAAGGCGTAATTCTGCGATATTCATAATCTCTGGTTTTGTGAGCCACAAATATACATGTTTTCCAATTGTGCGCAAGAAAAGAAAATCCCGCTGAAAATGGGCGCACAAAAAAAATGCGTCAGGTGGCAGCCCAACGCATTTCAGATAAGAATTCAATACTGCAATATACATAGAATAACAATGCGATTACCAAATTTTTTGGTAACGGCCACAATTATTGCACGGGCATCGGCTGCGGCTCCGCGCTTTCCATGTACTCCATACCCAAAAGTGCAGCAAATGCGCGGGCGGCATCCATGCCCGAAGACACAGCGCACGCATCGAAGGCCTCGATTAGAATTTTGTGAGTTTCGGCCTCGATCTTTTCAATTTCCGCCACGGTTTTCGGGTTGTCGAAGTTGCCGCCCTCGAATTCGACCGTGTAGGCGGGCATACGAATGCCTTCCCGTTCACAGATCGAATCGGTTATCGCCTTCAATTCGGCAGCTACTGCGGGTTGGTGGATAGTCACGGAGATTTGCACCGCCGCATCATCCTGGGATTTGCTGTTGTCGGCATTCAGGCCACCGCCATCGGTAGGCACAAGGCGGTAAATTGGAAAGTCAGTAGTAACGGCAATCCATCGCAGGTACTCCCGGACTTCATCTTGGAAGTTCGTGAGCCAGGTTTGCCCTTCCCCGTAAGTATGACTATCAATCGAAAGTGGCCCTCCGTGGGTGATGATCATGTCGGCAGCTCTGCCAGTTTCGTTCACGTGCTTGATTGCCTCCATGAATACAGCCTTGACGGGTGCCAAATTCTCATTCAGCATCTTTTGATTCGCCTGCATCATGTTCATGTCCGCTTCCTCTGGGTGCTCACCCGTGATCGTGGTGATCGTGGCCGGCGCACCGTCGCGCACGTGCTTCCGGCTGCGGGCAATCAAGGCCTTCAACCAAATTTCGGCAAGGAAAAGCCCCTCGTATGCCATCGGGCGATTCCAAACCCCTTCCGGCATTCGGCGGTTGGGAAGGTTGAGTACCCCGGCTACACGGTCCCGGCGGATGTCGAAGATGTTGCCTTCGCGCTGGTATTGCCACGTGATATAATCAGGTCGATACTCCTGAGCATCCCAGCGCATCGGGTCGCAAACGCGAATGCCGGTGATCTTTTGCTTGCGGTCGAAGGCAATCTGTTGATCCTGGTCCACTGCCATCCAAAACCCCATTCCGTGTGTGAATGCGCGGGAAAGAATGGCGCGGGCTACGTGTTCGATGCCCTCTGTCTTGCTCATATAGTCGATCTTCTCCCCATGCAGGGCGATTTTCGGCCACACGGTTTTCTCGATCATCTCCTTGAATTTCTCATCCTTGGTGACAATTATCGGGTGCCCAAGCAGTGAGATAAATCCGGTTTGCGCCGCAATGTAAATTGGTACGATGTAATTCAGGCTTTGAATCGTTGGCAGAATCGCCCTTGGGTCGCATCCTGGCACAAGGCCAGCCGTAGAGTTCAACAGGCGATCAATTGGCGTATCTGCCCCGTAGTTGTAATTTACCCGGAAGCCTTGCCCGAAATTCCAATCACTTGCGGCCTTTTCGGCATCGTTGGCGGGTGCATCCTTGGTCGTGGCGGGTGCTGTGGCGGGCTTGAAAACGTCCCTGATTTTTTGGAGAATTCCCATGCCGCCAAATTACGGGAAATTGTGGCAATGAAAAACCCCGCTCCATTCAGGCAATGGGGGTGTGCAAAGAGCGGGTGTTTTGCATCTTAGAATAGTGATCCTTGCTCGCCTTGGGTCGCCTGTTTCGCCTTCGCAGCCGCTACACGTGCGGGCGCATCGCCTTCCTTGACTTCAATGAATTGCCTGTACTTCTTCCAGTTCTTCATGCGGTCGTGAATAATTGGGATGTACTCAGGCGTAAATTCCAAGCCGATGAATCGAATGTTTGGCCCCGCAAGCATTGCGCCTATGCCTGTGGTGCCGGATCCACAAAAGGGGTCAAGGCATACGCCATTGGGCGGGGTGATTAGCGTAACGAGGTGGTGCATGAGGGCTACGGGTTTCACCGTTGGGTGCGATTCCTTGGATGTCTTGCCCAAGCTCCTTTCGTACTGCGAAGGTTTGGCGCAATAAAAATAGCGGGATGCGCTGCCGGAATCGCCGAAGCCCTTGCCGCCTTCGGTTACGCAGCCCGTTTCCATGCTCTTAAAAATGCTTTTGCCAAACTTGCTACCGTCTCCGCCTGTTGATACCCCTGTCTGCGGAAACAACGCCTCAACCGCCTCGCTTTCTGGATTCGGCTCCATTTTAAACGCTGCCTGTAAATGCCTTGGCATTCTTTTATAGGCAGATTCACTGATTCTTAAAACTTCTTCCATGCTCCTTAAAATGACAAATTTGACAAAGTGCTTTTCCGTTTTCGGTGTCCCATAGGTCGCCGCATGCTCTTGCGTCATCCCTGTTTTTGATCTCGTTTTTTGCAATCAGTTCAGAAAATGGCACAATATGGTGCGCTTCAAGTTTTTCGGTAGCCGCGCAATTAGTACACCCTCCATCGCGCATCTTTACGGCATCCGCCCATATTCTATACTCATTCATTTGGCGTATTGACTGGCACATTTTACTTACTCCATCGTTCCACATGTAGTGGTTTTTGCCCCGTATCTTAGCTCCCCTCGCCTTCATTATCTCTGGGTTTTGCTTGCAGAAACGACCCATCGAAACGGCCATTTTTTTCTTAGTTTCTTCCTTGTGCGGTATGCCTAACCGCCCGTTGCCCTTCATTTTCTGCCCAATCCCCAAGCTTTCCTTTTGCTTGTCTGTGATTCCGGTGATCTTCTGAGCTATACCCCTATGCTCAAAGCAAGCAAAATGCCTGAATTTAAGTTGGTCAGACGGTCTTCTGTATAGGGGCTTTTCGCAAATCATGCACTTGCAATTAGGTGTTCTCATTTAGCCACGCCTTAATTTCTTCAACTGTTTTAGAATCAGTGGATTCCATAACAATATACGAATTTTCGGGGTAAGATAAAATGAGATTTGAAGGCCATCTGCCCTTGTTATTGGATTCTTGGGCTATTCGTTTTTTGCCCGACCACATTCCGGCATCACCGCCGTTTTCTGAACGCACCCAAGGCTCTCCCTCAACCCGACACCCATCAATATTCAGCGCTCCCGTCCCCCACTTCAAAACATTCTGCGCAATGGTCAAGCCCTTTTCGAGTGGTTTACGGGCAAGAACGATAGGCTCATGGCTTGGTGAAAGTGCTGTGCCCCATCCGTCCCATTCTTGTGCCTCGGGGGTGGCGGGGGCGGTTAAGTCCCATGATTGGTACTCAGTCTTTGCGCCCATTGTTGGCAGTGCTGAGCTAGAACCCTCTGCACGTGCTTTTGTATTAATCCCCACAACTACCCGCCGCTTCATGTTCTCGCTTTCAATCGTGCGCTGATTCACAAGCACCTCGATACGCGCAGGGATTTCAATGCTGTGACCTTGGCACCATTGGCGAATCGGCTTGAACATTTCCTCCGTTGGAATTGCCGCCTGTGCTTTGTTGGTCAAGTAGTGGCTACCCATGAATGAGGCTGTAAGATTGTCGAGTTCTTTCGCCTTGATGCCTGTTGAGCGCATCCAAGCGGTGAATTCAAGGGAACGGCTGCGCGATTCTTCGCTCTTGTCCATTGAGTCAATGCCTTTGCCTACGTTGTGCGATTTTGGGAAACCGCCACCGTACATCCAAATCAACTGATCGCGGATTTCAAACCCTGCCAAGCGAATAGCCATCACCATCCAATCGTAGGTGCGAGTACCTGCAAAGCTAAGGACGTGCCCGCCCGGCTTCAGCACCCGATAAACTTCCTTCCAAAATATCGGCTGTGGCACAAACGCATCCCATTTACGCCCCATGAAGCCCGCCCCTGCTACTTCCAAGTAGTCGTGGTCAATCCACGCTTGCAGCATTTCGAGGGCGTTAGGTTCTTTTCCAAGCCCATACGGCGGGTCGGTGCATACACTATCAATACTGTTGTCGGGCTGAGCGCGTAGCCATTCAAGGTTGTCGCCTTCGTGGATTTGGTATCTCATTCAAAATAGTGTTTGCTGTCCCATTTCTGCCTGTAATTTATCAAACGCCTTCCGAACCTCTGAGAAGTAATTATCAGCTAGGTTTTTCAGGCGTGTACTTGCGCCTTGTTTTTCGAGCATGGCCATAGTCTCGGCTCGATTCGGATTCGCGTAGCCTGCTTGAGCAAGCATTACCGCGATTTGCCGAAAATCATTGGGCACGTCCGGATATTGGCACGGTTCGTCACCGTTGTTGCCGCATACCCAACAGGAACCGGATTCGCTGGGGTAACAAGTGGAGATCATTTGACAAGATACTCCTCGTATTCAATCAGGCCGCTTGGTGTGATTACCCAAGTGGCATCCCTGAGTAGCTTGGCGGTTTGAGATTCTAGCGTGTTTACCCGCTTTTCGATGCGCTCTTGATCAAAACGAATATCATTCAATTCTGCCGCCGTGGTCTTGGTTGCTGCATCATGGGCAAACGCAACCCATGCAAGTAGGATACAAATGGCGCAGATGATACCCAAAAGCAAAAAGGTATCCCTGTTGGTGGTGTCTGGCGTTTTCTCGGTGTCGGTATCAAATTTGATACTGCCAAAGTAGTACACAATACCGCCTAGCCCGACAATCAGGACTGCAAAAACGGCTGAAACAATTCCTATGATGTTCATTTTGTGAACTGATAATTGGTGATTTAAAATCTTGCGTTTGCGATTCGCTCAAAAGCTTCATCGCGGGTCATTTGAATACCTGCAAGCGCAAAAGTATCAATGATGATCGTTGCGGCCTTTTCTTGCCACTGCTTCATGCCTTCGTATTCTTCCTGTGTGATTTCGGCCATGGGCTTTCGGCCAAGCCGGATTACATCCCTGTCCGATTCTTCCACTGACTCAAAATGCCCAATCAGGCAAGTGGTCAAGTGATCAAGGTTAATTTCTTGTGTTAGTCCAGACTCTTCCAAAAGGTTAGATATAACCTCTTTGTGCATTTCATATCTCATAGGTCATTCAATTTTTAAACTAGACAATTAGCCGGAAAATACGATTTCCGGCCTTATTTATCGCTGGAAAGAATTCGCCCATTTGGGTAGTTCCATTTCCGGCCATCCGCCTTCAATGAATTCATATCCCGGCCACTGGGTTTTTCCGGTTTCGTGCCCGTATTCTTTCCGGCACTGCTTGAGGATTTTCAAGCAGAATTTGTAATTGATTCGCCCTTGCTCCAAAAGTTCGGGTGTTGGGCGAATGACATTGACCGCATAGGGCGCGGCCTTTTCCTGCGCAATCCAAAGAAAACCACTCAGGCCAAAGCCATCACTATACCAAGCCGCTTTGGTGTGGTAGTGGTGCTTGATTGCTTCGCTTGTGAACGCCTTCAATGTTGCATCACGGC